TACCAAAATTTGTAAATGTATTTGATCCTGAAACTTGTAAAGTTTTTACATCTAACCTGTCAAATGAACCTGATGAACCTATTATTTTTTTACTTGAACTTATATCACCTGATGCTGTGATATTAGCTATAAAATGAGGAGCTGCAAAATTAAAGTTATAAGCAGGTAATAATGTTGTTACATTCCCACTAAATAAAGCATGAGGTTGGGCTTTAATTTCGGAATAATGTGCATTAGCAGATTCACAATAAAATCTAGCATATGATTGTGCTCCTGTGTTTTTTATATCTAATGCTCCTCCTTTTATTTCAACAATATTAGATGTTAATGTTCCACTTGCACTTACATTACCTGATGATGTAATATGTTGTGCTGTTAAGTATCCGCTTGCACTTATATTACTACCTGTTATACTAGCAAATTGTATATTACTTCCTGTTGTTGCTAAATGTACTAAACTTTGATCTCCTGTGTTTGAACCACTTAAGTTAGATCCAACTATAATTCCACTTGCACTTATATTTCCTGATGATGTTATATTACCAAAAGATAATATACTTAAACTACCAAATGAAGCTGATGTAGCTTGAATTAATCCACTAGAACTAATATTTCCATTTATCCTTAAAAAACCATTCATGTAAGCTCCACCTCCTACCGCATCTAATAAAAATGGTGTTGATGTAGTTGACCCAATATCAATTGTATAATTTACACCTGATGCTATTGTTATATCTCCTGTATTATTAGTAAATTGAATTGCGTTTGTATCAAATGGGATTATTGTATTAGATGTAATGTTGCTAGGAGTACCTATTCCCGTTGCATTTACAAATCCATCAACCTGAACGCTAGTTGAAAGATTATTAAATGAACCCGTTAAACCAGTTACAATACCACTTGCACTTATGTTACCTGAAGCTGTTATGTTTGTTATAAGAGCACTTGTTCCTATAAATTCCCCACTTGCACTTATATTTCCTGAGGCTGTTATATGGCCTGTTGTTCTAAATTCTGAAGCACTTATATAACTTACTGCTTCTATATTACCACTTGCAGTAATAGGTAAGCTTAAATTAATTCTATTTGAACCAAATTCTGCTATATCTGCATTATTACCTTGAATTAAAACAGTATCTGATCCAAATTGTAATCCTGTATTTGCATCTCCTGTACGGTTTATTAGTTGTTCTGATTCTATATATTTAAACGAACCTGTTCTAGCAATTATATCTCCACTTGAACTTATATTGCCTGAGGCCGTAATATGTCCTGCTATGCCATTAATGATTACTTTATCAGTCCCAAATCTTGTTGTACCTCCAATAATATGTTCTGCAGTTCCCCTACTTGCACTTATAGTACCTAGAATGTGGACTTTAGTTGTAGCTGCAACTAAACCTAAATCAATTACATTATTGCTGTCACCATCTGAGTTTACTCTCATTATTGATCCTGCTGGACCCGTAAAATCCCATAATCCTACTTGTGTTTGTTTTATATAATGATTACTTGCAGTTTCATGATATATTGCTTGTGTTCTTAAAAATCTATCAGTTCCCCCTATTGCTATTGCTTGTTTTACTGGTTTACCTTCTCTTAAATCTTTAACATCTTCTTGGTTAAGTGGAGTTACTTCACCCGAACTACTAACAAATCTAATTGAATTTTTACCTACATATAAATCTTTAAAGAAATTTGATTTAGAACCTAAACTCCATTTATTATTTCCATCGGGTATAATAGAACCAGTAATTACTAAAGCTACTAATTCTTCACCTGTAGTTCCATCTGGTTGGGATATTCCTGAACCTGAATATATTGAACCACTTAAATATAATGTACCCCCTCCTAATGAAAGTTTTGAGTTAAGTTGTGTTTGGATTGCTGATGTTACTCCATCTAAGTAGTCAAATTCAGTTGCAGTAACTCCCGTTGCTTTTAAGTCTTTTGCATAAATTAAATCATCTTTATCACCAGTAAATCCATCTAATTTATTTATTTCAGCTGCTGTAGATGTTATGGCTGTTCCTCCTAGTGTTATGGAATTTCCAATTACTGTTCCACCTGTACTTATATTACCTGAGGCTGTTATTTCTCCAGTAAA